TGCCGACATTTAGGAAGTACGCAAATATGCATTTTTTAGGTATTCCGTTTCCTGACACACTGTTTAAGGCAAAGGAGAAATAAGAAGCATGTGTGAATTTTGCGAAAATATAGCAATGAACGATGATGAATATATGAAAAAAAGATACGCTGGCGGAGATTTTATTTGCAAAGATGAAAATGGATTCGGAGTGTTGATTGACACAGGAGACAGCGGTTGCCTTGGATATATAAAAATCAATTATTGCCCTATCTGCGGTAGAAAGCTGGTGTAGTAATGGCGGAACCTTTGAGCAAATTAGCAGAAAAATGTAAAAGTTGCCCTAAATCTGAAAAATGTGACCATAAAAGAATGGAGTTATGCGCTTTAGCGGATTTGCCACCACAAAATCTTGCAAGTGCTACACAAGATATTTTGATAGACAATATGTCGCCTATATTGAGGGAAGAAATAAAAAGTCCTTTAAGTCCATTTAGGTACAAAGACGAATTAGAAAAAGCAATAAATGATTCCCATTTTGGAAATATGTTTATGTATGGCGCTTAGAAAGTTGGTGAAAGAATGATATCGTACAAAATAGCATTGTTTATTTACTATCTCTTATCGTTATGGCTCATAAAGAAATCCAAAAATATTAGAGAAGTCGCAGAAGTGGGTTTCTTAAATATTATATTTCTTTTGACAATGATTGTAGCGAACATTTAAGCATATAGAATAGGTGGTGGAAGAATGAAACATCAAAAAGAATGGCGCACTTGCGACAGGTGCGGAAAAGAAATAATACGATACGATGAAAAATATGCATATATCAAAACAAGAGAGGTAAAACCTCTTCACGAAAAAAGCATATGTACAGCCGAAGCTTTAGCAAAGGAAGTGTTTCCAATGGCTATATGGAGAGATGATACGCAATACGATTTATGCCCTAAGTGCAGGAAAGAGTTCAAGAGGTTTATGAAAAATGGAGCATGAAAGAAAATGGTGCACTTGCGATAGATGTGGTGCAGAAATTAAAAAAGGAATACTGTGTGAAAATTCGGTTACAAAGAACGGCATTTTTAATACCACATACGACTTGTGCTATAAATGCATGGAAGATTTTGAAAGATTTATGGAAAATGAAAAATAATAAATTGTAAAGGAGAAAATAAATTATGAATTTTGGACAGGCAATTGAAGCATTAAAAAACAGCAAAAAAGTAGCAAGAAAAGGTTGGAATGGCAAGGGAATGTTTGTGTATTACGTTCCGGCTGGCAATTTTAAGTCTTATACAGAAATTGGAAAATCTATTGCAGATAAAGACGATTTAGTACATTACAATTCGTATTTTGCTATCAAAAATGTTAATGACACTGTTTCTACATGGGTTCCGTCAATTAATGATTGTTTAGCAGAAGATTGGTATGTAGTTGAGTAGCATATGGGAGCGTGTTTGAGCTATGAGCATGGCAGAAGTAATTAAATCAATAGAGCGTGAAGCGCTTAGAGAAGCACAATCACACGAAATAGGCGGTAGAAATGGCAAGCCGATAGAAACATCCGAATTTCATGATATGACTATTGGCATTGATATTTCGGTCGATGCAGTCAATGAGTATGCAAAATCAATTTTAGGCAGATACCCGGAAAATAATTATGAATTTTCAAGAGCATTAGCAATGAAAATTATAGAGGAAACAAAATCATTAGCGAATAGTGAGGGGAAGAAGTGAGATTATGAAAATAATTAAAAAGGGTGATTTGAACATAGCCAAAAAACCACTAAGATTTAAATGCAAGAATTGTTGGACGATTTTTGAAGCGATTGAAGAAGAATATATATACTGTGGCGACCAACGAGAGGGCGATAACTGGAAGTGCGAATGTCCTTTGTGCCACAAAATGGTTTATTACAGCTAAAATAATGATTGCTGATTATCAACAGAAAGGGGAACATATTATGGCTGATTTGAAAATATTTACAGAAAATATAGAACATGAAGCATTAAATCAGATATATACGCTTGTAAAACAGCCGGCATTTTCGGATTGCAAGATAAGAATTATGCCAGATGTTCACGCGGGAGCAGGGTGTGTTATAGGATTTACTGCTGATTTAGGAGAAAAAGTAATACCGAACATTGTTGGAGTTGACATAGGCTGTGGGATGCTTACTACAAACTTGGGGAATATTGATATTGATTTTGAGAAATTAGATAACGTCATTAGAGAATATGTTCCAAGTGGTAGAAGGGTTCATGAAGAAGAAAACTCATCTGTCGCAAGCGATATTATTGAAAAATTGTATTGCAAGGAACAGTTGAAAAATATAGATTGGCTGAAAAGAAGTTGCGGCACGTTGGGAGGCGGCAATCATTTTATCGAAGTTGATAGCGATAGCAAGAATAATAAATATCTTGTTATTCATTCGGGAAGTAGAAATGTCGGAAAGCAAGTCGCAGAAATATATCAGCAAATGGCGATTGCTGATATTTCGGGAAAATCGAATTTTAAACAAGACAGTGAGAAATTGATTGCTGAATACAAAAAATGTAAAAGAGAAAGAGAAATCAGCAAGGCTATCAAAGAATTAAAGCAGTCTTACGAAACAAATACAACTAAAATCCCTAGAGAGTTATCATATCTTGTTGGAAAACATAGAGAAATGTATTTACACGATATGAAATTATGCCAAGAGTTTGCGGAAATTAACAGAAGAGCCATTCAGAGCATTATTTGCTACTATATGGGTTGGAACGTTACAAAAGAAACGGAGCGATTTCAAACGATTCACAACTACATTGAACACGATACAAATATTGTCCGTAAAGGTGCTATTTCTGCAAAAGCGGGGGAAAAAGTACTAATACCAATAAACATGCGTGACGGTTGCATTTTGGGAATTGGCAAGGGAAATGAAGACTGGAATTATTCAGCACCGCATGGAGCGGGGCGAACTATGAGTAGGTCAAAGGCAAAAGAAAGCATTTTGCTAGAAGAGTATCAAAAAGCAATGGACGGAATATTTACAACATCTGTAAATACATCCACGATTGATGAAAGCCCTATGGCATATAAAACAATGGATGAAATAATTGGACATATAAAAGATACCGTTGAAATAGTTGACATTATAAAACCGATTTACAATTTCAAAGCAAACGAATAAAAACAATTACCGGCTACAGATTGATTGTAGTCGCTACCCTAAAACAGTTATAGGCAGAGGTCTATAAGCACCTTTGCTGAAGAGCGGAGGTGCTTTTCTTATGGCTAGTCAGAGCCTTATTTCCACAGTAAACGGATATGAAAACTACATAGAGGATAAAGGAAAAGACGAGCAAGTAATTAATGCCTATGTAGACGCTTGCAGTGTAGCCATAAATGGCGAGAAAGATATTGAGTATGGACTACAACTCACTAAGAGGGCAAAAGAGCTTATAGAGGACTTCTGCACGGCTAAAACAGGTGGTACGATTTGGGATTTGGAAAAATACGCATTCGACCACAAAACCACATATGAGCTGATAAACAAAAAATATGAGGTTTTGCTGCTTGAAGCCCAAAACAAAATAGTTGACAGCTATTTTCAGTACATAGAGAAAAAGCGTGAGCCTAAAGACCGATTTTATATGCCACGTAGGAAACAACTAATCAAAATCGGACTTGTGGACGCACTGCAAGGCATGATTGATGATAAATACGACATATTATGTGTGAGCCTAGTGCCGGGAGCTGGAAAGAGTACGATTGAGAAATTTTTTCATTCAGCAGTTGCCGGTTGGTTTCCAAAAGACTACAGCCTATTTTATTCACACAGTGGCGATATTACACGAATGTACTACGATGGAGTATACGACATTGTTACTAATGATGATGATTACGCATGGCATGACATTTTTCCCAATCTATCAGTTACAAGCACGAATGCCAAAATGGAGCAATTCAATATTGGCAAATACAAACCTTTTCCGTCAGTACAATGTACTTCTGTTGGAAGCAAGAATGCCGGTAAAGTACGTGCTTCTAAATTCTTGCTAGTTGATGATATGATAGGCGGAATTGAGGAAGCTTTAAATCCTACAATACTTGATAAATTATGGGATAAATACGCAGTAGACGCAAGACAGCGTAAGACACAAGATACGGACGGAAAGCCATGTAAAGAGATACATATTGCCACTCGTTGGAGCGTACATGATGTTATCG